GACGACACGGAGGAGATCGAGCGGGACGGGGTGAAATACCGCATCCCCAAAGCCCTGAAGGATGACCTTCTGCGGCAAGCGGACTATACCCGGAAGACGCAGGAAGTCGCGGAAGCAAGGCGCGCACTGGAGACGCAGGCCCAAAGCCTCGCCCAGCAAGCCGAACTTGCCCAAGCGACCCTCGAACACCGGACCAACCTGAAGCTGGTCGAACAGCAGATCGCTCAGTTTCAGAACACCGACTGGTCAGCCTATTCGGCGCAGTATGGTGCGGACGCCACGGCTGCGGCTATGGCGTCTTGGCAACAATACAGGGACGCTCATGCGGAACTGTCTGGGGCCATTACCCGCGCAGAGGGTGAAAGTCGGGCGATCAGCGAGCGGAACGCCGCCAACGCGGTTGCTCAGGCCGAAGCCCAACTGTCGCGGGAGATTGAAGGCTGGGGCGTCGAATATCTCAGCAGCCTTGCCGCTTACGCCTCGAAAGAGTTTGGCGTCAGCGGGCAAGAACTGAGGGAATCGGTCATCAACCCGGATGGAACACCCGACACACGAACCATTAAGGTTCTCGCGCGGCTCCATAAGGCTGAAACCGAACTCGCCACGCTCAAAGCCGAGAAAACCAAAGCGCAACAGGCATCGAAGCAAGCTGCCGTCACTCCCGCCAAGGCCGTGGGCCAGCGGGCCGGAGGGTATGAGCCCGGACTGAACGACAAGCTTCCCGTCGATGAATGGTTGCGCCGCCGCAACGCCCAACTCGCCAAGGCGAACGGGCGCTAACCCAACCCGGCCCGTCGAGATGACGCGCCTTCCCATGATGGAAAATTCACATGCCTAACTCACTCCTGACTATCAACATGATTACGCGGGAAGCCCTGCGTGTCCTCCACCAGAAGCTAAATTTCGTCGGCTCGATCAATCGCCAGTACGATTCGCAGTACGCCAAAGACGGCGCGAAGATCGGCGACACTCTCCGCATCCGCCTGCCGAACCAGTATGTGACCCGTACCGGCCCCACGCTCTCGGCAAACACGGACACGGAAGAGCGTCAAGTCTCTCTGCAGGTCAACACCCAGAGGGGTGTGGACCTGAACTTCCAATCGACCGAACTCACGCTGTCGCTGGATGACTTTTCCAGCCGCATTCTTGAGCCGGCGATGGCCCAGCTCGCGGCCTCTATCGAGGCCGACGCCATGACGATGTATCAGGACGTGTCTCAGTCAATCTGGAACGGCGGAGCCGCCCTGACCTTCAACCACGTCCTCGACGGACGGCAGCTTCTGCAGGACTCTCTCGCGCCCCTGAACGACCGTTCGGCCAACCTGAACAGCCGCGATCAGGCGAGCTTCATCAAGGACACCAAGGGTCTGTTCCAAGATTCGTCCACGGTCGCCAAGCAGTATCGCGAAGGCTTCGTGGGGCGGACTGCCGGGTTCGACGTCATGGAAAACACCATGTGGGGCAGGCATACGCGCGGTGCGGCCACGGGCGCTTACACGACCTCGACCCTCGTGGCGGTCCTGCCTGTGACCTCCACAACCCCGGTCAGCGCCATCACCGTGGCGACCGGCACCGGCGCGATGAACAAGGGCGACGTTTTCACCATCGGCAACGTCTTCGCGGTTCATCCCGAAACCAAGGTCAACACCGGCGTTCTTCAGCAGTTTGTGGTTACCGCGAACTACGCTGGCGGGGCGGGTTCGGTGCAAATCTCTCCGGCCATCGTCATGGCTGGCGGCGGTCAGAACGTGGTCATTCCGACCACCTCGGCGACCGCCGCCATCGCCTTCGCTGGCACGGCCTCCACTTCGGTCGGCACCTCTCTGCTTTACCAGAAGGACGCCTTCACCTTCGCCACGGCTGACCTCGTCATGCCCAAGGGCGTGGACATGGCGGCCCGGGAGGTGTTCGACGGCATCTCGATGCGGATCGTGCGCCAGTATGACATCAACAACGACAGGTTCCCCTGCCGTCTCGATGTTCTCTACGGCTATAAGACGATCCGCCCGCAGCTCGCGGCTCGCCTGCACAACAGCTAAGGCGCTTGGGGGAGGGGTTCGCGCCTCTCCCCCATTCTTTTATCGGGGGCCTGCATGGCGATTACGAGTTACGCCGAGCTGCAATCGTCGGTGGCGGGTTGGCTCAATCGCTCTGACCTGACGGCGGCTATTCCGGACTTCATCTCGCTTGCCGAGGCGCAATTCAACCGCGTGATGCGCGCGCGTGAAATGCAGGGGCAGGCGACCGCCAACATCACCACGGCGTTTTTCGCCCTTCCGGCGGACTTTGCCGAACTGAAGTCCATGCGCCTGACGGACCCTTCGGGAACGTCGTGGGAACTGATACAGGCGACCCCGGAACAGCTCTCGGAAGGCCTGGCGGAATCGTCCGTCGCCTCCGTCCCGCAATTCTTCTCCATCATCGGCGAGCAATTCCAGATTTACCCGCCGCCGAATGGAGCCTACGTCGCGAACCTGATCTACGTTCGCAAGCTTGTCCCGCTCTCGACCTCCGCGCCGACGAATTGGCTGCTGGAGACGGCTCCGGACATCTACCTTTACGGAGCCCTCTCCCAAGCCGCGCAATACCTCCGTGACGCCGAAGGGCTGGCGACATGGAAGACGCTGTTGCAGGCGGCTATCGAGGAACTCAGGGTCGGCGATAAGCCCGTCATCGGCCCGCTTCGGACTGACCTGCCCATGCTCGGCATCCAGCGCCGGTATTCGATTTACACCGACTATTGAGGCTCTGAATGGCCATTAAATACGATACCGCGACCCGCAACGCCAAGCTTGACGCGGTGACCACCCGCGCTGGCACATCGGCGCGGCTGCGGATCTACAACGGAGCCCGTCCCGCCAATCCGGGCACGGCGATCACTTCCCAGACCATGCTTGTCGAACTGGTGTGCAACGCCTCGGCCTTCGCCCCGGCGGCTTCTGGCGGCGTCCTGACGGCCAACGCCATCACCAATGGCACGGCGGCCGCCACTGGAACCGCCTCATGGTTCCGCCTGTTCCAGTCCAACGGAACCACGGCCATCATCGACGGCGACGTGGCCACGGCGGGTTCGGACCTGAACCTGAATAACACGAGCATTGCGACCGGCCAGACCGTGAGCGTGACCTCCTTCGCCATCACTGAGGGGAATGCCTGATGGCCGATAACGTCGGCTATACACCGGGCTCAGGCGCGAGCATTGCGGCTGACGATATCGGCGGCGTCCTGCATCAGCGGATCAAGCTTGGCGTGGGTGCGGATGGCGCGGCGACGGACGTTTCCGAAGCCAACCCCATGCCGGTCAGGGATGACAACTCGCAGAACCTTCTCCTGCGGATTTTCAACATCCTCGCCGCCCCGCTTGGCTACGATAAATCGCTACAGCGCCAGCGCTCCACGGCGGTGATCGAATCCGGCACGGTGACGACCGTCAGCACGGTGACCACCGTCACCACGCTAAGTTCCCTGACCAACATCGCGGGCATCGGCGGCTATTCGGCCCAGATGACCGTTCTCGACCAGAACCGTTCGGCTTGGGCGCAATGCGTTCGGGCTCGCATTACCTGAGGACCGCATGGCTAACACGTTCAAGAAGGTCATCGACACCCTCGTCTGGCGGCAGGTTGCTCCGGCCCCCAACGCCCATTCGGCGGCAACCTGCGTAGCGTCCGATATCCGGTCGGACCTGTCCCGCAACCCCTTCGTCTATCAGCTTGTCTCTAACACGGTCCTGAACCGTTTTAACATCGTCACCAAGGCGTGGAACTTCGTCCAGTCGCCCGCCCTCGCCGGAACCTTCGGCGCGGGCGCGGCAATGGCCTTTGCGCCGTCTCTGGGCCTTGTGGGCACCATTGCAGCGGGTGCGACGACCACGAGCGTGGTGCTTTCAACCGCCCTTCCTACCGCTGTCGGCGTGAACATGCTCGCCAACCGTGGCGGATCGGGTGAATACGGCTTCAAGCTGCGGATCATCGACACCGCGTCTGGCAGGACGGCTGAACGCTACATCATCGGCAACAGCGGCGGCACGACCCCGACCATCACGGTCCTGTCCTCCTTCGGCTTCACGCCTGCGACCGGCGCCCGCTACGAGATTATTGCGGGCCGGGTCTTCATGCTGGGGGCGGGGACCACGGCGTCGAACATCTGGCGTTCGCTGGAAGTGGCCTCGAATACGCTCTCAACCGCCCTTTCGACGACCGGCCTTCCCGCCACCATTGCGACGGATTCCGATATCCTCGTCCTCGATGAGCAATTCACGCCCTACGACAATTCTCCCGGCGATGGGATGATCAAGGGCGCTTACAACTACGACACCGGCATTGTGTCCCGCTACGCCCTGACGGCCACGGCCTCGGCATCGACGACCCTGACCGGCCAGGCGACCCTTGGCGACAATTCCGTCCTCGCCAACGAATACCGCAACTTCCAAATCCGGATTGTGGAAGACACCACGGCCCCGACGGCTGTCGGCCAGCGGCGGATCATCGCATCCCACACGGCTGGCCCGTCTCCAATCTATACCCTCGGCACGGCATGGACGGTGACGCCGTCTTCGAGCGCTAAATTCGTCATTGAACTGCCCAACCTGATGCTGGTGCGATCCAGCGCCACGACCACGGTCTATACCTACAACTACGGCGATGCGACCGTTAACAACGGGACGAACACCATCTCCGCGTCGGGCTGGTCAACGACCTACTTCGGCGCGGCCCCGGCGGCCAATGGCGCGGGCGGAATGTGGGCTCCCTCGTTCGGCATCCAGCCCGACCCTGCCCACAACGCCCGCCACTCGTTCTGCTACTTCTTCCGGGGTGGCGCGGCGACGACCCTCGACGTTCTGGACATTTCGGCCTCGATCACCGGCACATGGACCGGCGCGATTGTGTATGAGGGATCAGGCGCGGCGACCATCCAGACGGGAACCTGCGGAGCCCTTGCGCCGTTCGAAAACGAGGGGCGCATGTTCTACATGAACCCCTACGTCGCCTCGGCGGTGAACCAGATTTTCCGCTTCGACGTGCAAAACCGGGTGCTTGCGCCTTATGCCCCGACCGACTTCCTGCAAGTCGGCACGGCGGCGCTTGGAAAGCGCATGGCGGCATATGCGGCTCTGGACGGGACGGACACTTACGACGTCGTCCTTCTTCAGTCGCACCTCTCGACCGTGGCGCAAGAACTGGTGGTCCTGGTCTAATCATCGGAGCGGGAGCGGTCGATGCTGCTAACGCTTCTCTCTCCTCAACTCGCGCCCGGCTCAATCGTCGGGTCGGTCAATGTCACTGAGGCCCCGGACACCCTTGACGCTCTCGGGCAGGTGGTGGTTTCCGGCTCGCTGGCGGTTACTGAGGCGGCCGATACCCTATCCGCCGCAGGCACGGTCTCTGGCGGGACTGTAACAGGCTCTCTGGCGGTCACAGAGGCCCCTGACACGCTTTCCGCATCCGGCGGGGTGGCGATATCGGGCACACTGGCCCGGACCGAAGCGCCTGACACGCTGGCGGCTTCGGGAACGATCATAACGGTTGTCATCCCGGGCAGCCTGAACGTCACCGAGGCCCCGGACACGCTGGCGGCTTCCGGCGGGGTTCTGGTTTCTGGGATTGCCTCGGTCACGCAGGCCCCGGACACGCTGACGGCGGGCGGGTGGCAGTCGGCCTTCGGGTTTGTGGCCTCAACCGAGGCTGCGGACACGCTGATCGGCGTGATTGTGATTACCGGCTGGGGCAACCCGACGGACACGCCGGAAAGCTGGAACCCGACGACGGACAGCGGGGCGACGTGGACGCCGGTGTCCAATGCGGGCGGGTCTTGGTCCAGTCCAACGGGCTCGCCGGGCATCTGGACGCCGGTTCCGGGTAATTCGGAGACGTGGTCATGAGGCCGGTTGATCCTAGGTTCGGCTTTCCGCTGGCCCCGACCCTGCAGGAAATGCAGGACGTGATTCTCGAGGCTGAAACCCCGACCAAGCCGGTTCGGTTCGCCCAAATCGCGCAGGCTGATCTTCCCCCGGCGGCGGATTGGCCCGCAACGGCCATCCTCGTAACCGATCACCACTGCCTTGCTGTGTCCATGCAGGTTTCCGGCGTCTGGCAATGGCGTCGTGCTGACGGAGGTCCGCTTTAATGCCGTCCACCTACACCATTTCCTTCCGGCTGAACCTTCAGGCCCCCGGCGACAACCTCAACACTTGGGGTGTGCAGCTCAACAACGGCGTCTTCCAGCTTCTGGAGGATGCGCTGGCGGGGTCTGTCACTCAGACCCTGTCTGGCCCCCTGATCCTGACGAGCGTGAACGGCGCGACCGATCAGGCCCGCTGCATGGCCCTCAACATCACCGGCGGGACCGGGGGAACGATCACGGTCCCGAGCGTCAAGAAGCTCTACTTCGTCCGCAATGCGTCTTCCGGGGCGGTTGTCGTCACCACCGGAGCAGGGGCTTCGGCCTCGTTCGCGGCGGGTGAGGTGGGCTTCTGCTACTCGCCGGACGGGACCAACTTCTACCGCACCACGACCGCAACCAACTTTGGCGGCGTGACCCTCACCAACCTTGGCGCGCCCTCGGCCAACACCGACGCGGCGACCAAGGGCTATGTGGACAATACCGCCTTCGCCATGGCCTCCGGAAGCCTGCCCGGCCAGACGGGCAACGCGGGCAAGAGCCTCATCACGGATGGAACCAATCCGTCCTGGGGCATTCCGACCCTGACGACCTCTGACATCACCAACTACGCCTCCGACCAGGCCGCCAAGACCGCGACCGCCACGAAACTCGCCATCGCCTTCGCGGCGGCTCTCTAAGGACCCCCTGAAATGCCTGTCACTCCCAACTCCATCGTCACGCCTCAGACGCCTTGGAGCGCCACTGCGGTGGCGACCACGGCGAACACGACCTACACCGACACGCCGACCAACACGGTCCTGCTGGCCCCGGTCCACCTCCTGAACCCGGCTCCGTTCAGCGTGGTCAACGCCTCGCCCACCGTCACGGTGACGCAGGCGGAACACGGCCTTTCGACGGGCGACACGATCACGGTGGCCGGCGCTGTTGCGGTGGGTGGCATTACGCCCGTTGGGGCCTATCAGGTCACGGTCCTTTCGGCCTCGTCCTACACCATCACCCACGGCTCTAACGCCACCTCGACGACCACTGGCGGCGGTTCTGCGGTCACGGTGCAGGACAGCCGCACAAGCCGGAACGGGGCGCGGATCACCTCGATCAAGGCCCTCGCGCGGGCAACCAACACGGCGACGGAATTGCAACTGTTCGTCAGCCCAGACGGCGGGACCACGAAGCGGTTCATCAAGTCCGCCCTGCTGGCCGCTTACA